TAAATCTTTTTCGACTATCAAACTTTGCAGAATACGTCAAAAACCCTTGCTGTTTTCCTTCTTCAATAGTGCCTACACTTTGACCCTTTACATTAGCACGTAAAAAATGAAGATCACCAAAAATATCAGACGATATCAACACACCTTTTTGTTTTGCATATTTCAGAAGATGTGCAAAAATTTTATCACCAGGTGATGCAGTCATTTTGCTGAACTTCAAATCATCGTCAATTTCCCATTTTATACCAATTCCAAAACCTGCAACAAGATCAAGTGCCCGTTGTTTCAATGTTGTATTGTTCACTTCATAAGGTGGTTTTATTGACGAATCAATAATGTCTGCTGTCTTACTCCAACCCTCTAAATTTTTGCCACGTTTATCAGATTCAAGTGTTGGTGTAACTCCATATAAAAAACCATTTAACTTTAGTTTCCCGGCAATATAACAAGATGCTTTTTGATATCCATAAGGTTTTGTTGCAGCATCAAGCCGTTCATCTTCACCAGGATTCCAACCAATCGAAGCTGTAAATCCATCTGCAGCAGTATCCATTGTTCTTGTTATAGTTGCAGCCTGAACAGGTAAAACGATATCGTTTATTATTAACTTAAACGAATCAGCACCTTCTTTTTCAAGTATCTTTTCAATTTTATGGTTTTCAGTTTCTTGAAGTTCATTTAAAACAGGAATATATATTTTTTCACCAGGGTAAATTAAATCAGGATCATCACTTTTTAAAACAGTGCTGTTTGCATTCCATATTACAGGCCATTTACTCGGTATACCATAAGCGATACCAGCAATTTTATTTAGTTCATCACCAGATTGAGCAGTATATTGTTTTCCTGGTACTGGTTTCATAATACCACACCGGGATAAACAACTACTTCAAAGCCAGGTGAAAGCAGTAAATGATCAAGCCCGCTAATTTTATTTGTTGAATAGAAAAAATCAAGAAGATCTTCAGTATATGTGCCATACTCTTCAACACATATTAAAATTGGTAACTTATATTCTTTCAATGTAAATCGTTTTTCAATAGATAAATCAAAAGAAGCATTCAATAGAAAATTTACTGCCAATGATGTTACAAGTAAGTTTTGTGGAAAACTAGATTCCTGTGAAATATATTGATCCTCTATTTTATCAGTGTTTACCAAATCTTGATCATTATCAAGTTGATTAACTATACCATCAAATAAACCACTAATGTTTTCGATTTGACTTACAATTTCAGTTCTTGTTTTTGCATCTGTATTTGCTGCAACGTCTGCAAGCGCTGCATTTGCAGACGTTAAAACCAAATCTTTAACAGCAAACGTTTCTTTAGTATCACCAGAAACTTTATATACTTCATTTATCAAATTACCATATGCAGTAATTTTTTCTTCAGTAGAAGTAATAATATTTCCTGGTAGCTGAACTAAACTTTGTATTTGACCAGCTAAAACATCCGGTGCAAGTATGACATTTGTAATAGTGGTGTCTATTGCTCTACTGACTGCATTAAAATTTGAATTTAATGTTGCATCAAGTTTTGCTATTGGACCAAGTATTTTATTGATAGCAGCATTAACTTTTGTTGTTGCATTATTAACCGCTGCACGTAATTTACCACGGGCAGTACCGACACTAGCAACAAACTGTTCTAATGTCTTTTCATTTGAATCTATTATAGATGATCCAACAGAACTTTGCAATTCAAGTGCAGACTGTATAACAGAAGATGAAACAGGTTCAATAAATTCAATATTTGCTGCTGTTACGTTTCCAGATGTAACTGGTTGAATTGAATCATTTATTGTCAATAATTGAAGGTCAATTATTCCTTTTACTGGATGTTCAACAGACCATAAACCCTTTTGAGCTGTTGCCTTAAAAAATCGCTCTGATTCAATATCATTATCACTGCCATCAAAATAAATTGTCAACGGCCATTTAGTAGCATTAATATCAAGATCCTGTACAATACTACCAGCTATATCAGGATATGAAAAAATACCAACTTTCTTTTCTCTGCTTCTTTCATTACCAATCCATTTTGGTGTGAATGTATCATTTTCAGGAGAGGTCATTTTTAAAGGAACTAATCTATCAATCCAGCTCATTAGTTAGCACCTGCCATGGACATATCAACCCCCTGAATACCGCTATCAATACCAGTAACTTTTGATCCAGGTTCAGCACTAACAGTAATTTTTCCTTCACCTTGTAAAGTTCTTTTACCTTCTTCTTTGGCTGCATTCGGTGCACTTTCTTCACCTGTGTTTATACCAAGATCAGCACGCAATTTATTTATAGCATCGCCACCTTTAGAGAGAAAACCCATACCTGGTATTTTACCAAGTAAATTTAATATTGCCTGTAATGGAGATAAAACAACGTCAAGTAAAGTTATACCTATCATTTTTAATCCGGCAATTAAACCACCATCAGTAAAAGCTTTTTTAATGTTTTCCCAATTATTGGCAATAGCACCAATTACCAAAAGTACCATGCCAATTGGACCTAAAACAACGCCAATTATAGTACCCCATTCATTCCATTTCTTGGTGATAATAACAACAGCAGCAATCAAAGCAAGTATTGCAATCACAGCTAAACCAATTGGATTAGCATTTAGTGCTACATTCAGAAGCCATTGTGCAGCAGTCCAAACTCCTTTTGCCTTTGCAATCAAAAAAACAATTCTAACAAATCGCATTATTTGGCCTATCATACCAATCAATGCCATAGCTTTTAATGAAAGCATAGTTGCTATGATAGCCACCTTCCAAATAACAAAAGCAGCAGCGATTAATTTTATCACTGGCAACAACCTAACAAATAAATCAAACGCCCTTTTAAATCCATCCACAATTGGCTTAACATTTAAATTTCTAATTGCTTCTATAACGGTATCAATACCACCTTTCATATCACCTTCAAATGCTGACATAAATTTAAAACCAAGTTCAATAGCTGCAGATTTTAATGATAAAAGCTTATTACCAAGTGATTGTTCCATGACAGCAGCCATGTTTTTTGAAGATCCCGCAGATTCATCAAGACCTTTTCTAAACGCTCTAATACTTTTTGTTCCTTCCTGAAGAAGTATATTGACACCAGTTACAGATCGAGCACCAAAAACAGTTGCAAGTGCAGCAGTTTTTTGTGCAGTTCCCATACCTTTTAAACCACCTTCGACATCACCGAGTATATCAACAATATCACGAAAATTACCTGCAGAATCCTGTGTTGTTACACCTAATTTATCTAAAACTTTTTGTGATTCTTTTGTTGGTGATGCTAGACGCAACATAACATTTCTTAAAGCTGTACCAGATTCAGAACCTTTAACACCTGAATTTGCCATAATACCAACCAAAGTATTAAAAGAATTCATGCTTTGACCAGCTGCTGTAAAAGCAGGCGCACCTTTTTTAATAGATTCAAACATGTCTTCAATACCCGTGTTGCTACGTGTCATTGTTGCCGCCATTGAATCATTCATAGCTATGAAATTTTTCTGTAATGAAACAGAGTCTTCAGTCATTAAACCAAAAGCACCTAACGAATCAGATGCTATATCTGTAGATCTTGCCATGTCAACATTTGCAACGGTAGCAAGGGCAGCCGTTGGTGCTAAAACAGCCATTGATTGTTGCGCATTAAAGCCTGCCATTGCAAGAAAGTCAAGACCTTGACCCGCTTCTGTTGCGCTGAATTTTGTAGTTGCACCAACATCACGTGCAGTCATTTTTAATTTTTCTAATGTTTCAGGGGTAAGATTTTTAAACTTTGCTGATGCTGCAGTGATTGCATCATCAAATTGAACAAATTCTGTTACTACCGACCTAACACCAGTAGTTAATAAACCAAGACCTTTTGTTATGCCACCAGCAACAAGATTACCACCGATGATACCACCCATACCAAGACTGTCTTTTTTAACACGGCCAAAAGCAGCACTAGCACGTTTCTGAAAACGTCCGGCAGATTTACCCATTCTAATAAATGCAGGAGAAACTTTATCAACACCATTAAATGCAGTGTTTACATTATAAGTAGGCATTACTTTTTTCCTCCTGCTTCATCAACAGCTTTTTTTTCTTCAGCAGTCATAACATCGTGCCAATGACCCCAATACTTAAGACCCTCCCAATCTAACGCTTCAATATCAGAGATAGATTGACCACGTGAAAATAAGTTCCCACAAATTTGGTGTGCTGTAGGAACTACTGAGCCAAAAAAAGTACCCCTAGACACTCAACAGCTGAAAGATCAAGTGCTTCAAGATTGGCAATTGCTTTCCCAGAAATACCTGTCATTGCACCAACAAGATTATATATCTTACCGGACAAATCATTATCTTCAGCATTTTTCATGTTCTTCTTAGCGTTACCACCAACAAGTTTATATTCGAGTTCAGTAACACCTTCAGATTTAAATTGCAATCTCTGCAGAATTTTAATGCGCCCATCATCAGCTTCAGTTATTTCAACACGTCCTTTCATAACATGTTTTGTTAATCTTTTTACCGATGCTTCTAAACTTTCCCTATGTGCCTGATTAGATCCGTCTTCTTCTGGATCTATTTCATAAAATTCAAGAAATACTTTTACCTGCTCTTTTGCAGCTTCTAAAGGTATCTCATTGAACTTTTTCTTTTTTGTAAATATTGACATAAACAGCTCCTATGTTTATTGAATTTTAAAACCTGTTCCATCCTGTCAATGCGTTTGAAGGAATAAGATCAACCTCTGCTTTCATATCTGCAGATCCTGTATCACCAAAATTTATCATACCTTGGCATTTGAATTCATCGCCACTTGCAAGATTCACTGACATTGGAAATGGCTCATTTCGAGCTGCAAGCTCTTCCAAAAGTTCAATTTCATCGCCATTAACAGTTAATGGTACACCTTCATGATTTGGTGATATAATTGTTTTTTTATACATCGTATCACCTGAAGTTGGTATCCCTTCAGTTTCAAACGATGAAAATTTCATTGTAACATCTGCATCTGCTGGTACTCTAAATGAAGTACCATCAAGCGACACCCCTCTTAACGATCCTGAAACGTCTGACATAAACTATCTCCTTATTGATTTAATATTGCAAAAGATGTATCATACTCTATATTTGTATTTATGATATCACCATCACCACTAAAAATAAATTTTGGTAAAACATCAAAACCATTTCCAGCACCACGAATAACAACTGCACCTGTTTCTTTTAAAGCATTAACCGAAAAATTTAAATCAGCAATCCATGCTCTACCAGCAAAAGCAGTAAACAATGACATCCAATCATCAATTACACTTGATGGACTTTTTGCAGTTTTACGGCTGCTAACATTTCCAACTTTTGCCAAATCTTTTACAACAGAAAACTGTTGCCATTTTGGCAAACTAAATTGAAGATCAACCGCTGCAAAAATATTCTGTAATATAGAAATATTACGCATGTTTCTATATGCATTAGAATCAACAGGTATTGAATCTGGATGATAAAAAGTTAATGCATTTTGAAGTGTTACAGAACCAGATTTAACCAATGTGCAAGAAATTCCAGCCTGTGCTGCAGCTTCCCGACCAGAATCATAATCATCAGTCCATCTATCAGCAACAGCACCTGTATGAATACCATCAAGAATAAAACCACGATATGATAATTCAGCTTGTTTATTGTTTTGAGTTACCATGTAACCAGTAATCTGTGCTGCAATCTCTGCAGGATGTGAAGCCGAACCAGGGACACCAATAATACCAGAACTTCTATCTGTTTTTCTACCATTACCAATTACGATTAATGCAGATAAACCACCAGAACCAGCAGCGGTATCACAATTAACGGATCTAAAAGGTCTATGAACAAGTTCAGAATAATTCCCTGATTTTTGATCAGCAATACCGTTGTAAGTGCTGATTTTATCAAGAACAGCAGTCACTGGACCATAACCATGAACCAAATCAGTGTAATTATCACCATTTTGACCAGAACCAGTACCAAGGGCATTAAGCGCATCATCTATATCAGGTGTACCAACACCACTAGTCATAGCAGTTATAGTGTAGGCAAGTGCACCAATATCAGTTTCACCATAAATATTTGTATCTATTGTGATAGCATTTCCATAATAATCACCTTCAGACTTTGCAGTAATATCAAGTTGTTCCGGTGTAGCATTAACAAGTGCAGTGACAGGAAGGGTTTTATCGGCATTAATTGCTGCAATTATAAGCCCTGCAATGGCTGCTTCATCATCATCGGTAGCAACATTAACTTTTACAAGTTCACCAGCTATATAAACATAGATAGACCCTGCAACACCAGGTGCGGTGTCAATCAAAATTGACCCGGCAGCCTGTGTACCAGCAGCTTCTTCTTCCTGTGGTTGTATATAAATTTCAGCACCAGGTGCTGTTTTAAAAGCCTTAATTGCAAGCCTATGAGCCATAAAACCAAAACCAAATTGGTCACCAACAGCATTTGCAGATAAAACTCTAACAGGAACTTCAGGAACAACAGCAGTTAGTGCTGGATCATACGTTGCAATTATTATTAATTTTCTTTTTAAAACTGATGGTGCTATTGATTGTGGTACATTTTGACCACTTACTGCGTTTGCAGGTGCTAATGAATTTTCATTTACTGTCATGTTATTGTCCTTTTTTTTATTCTGTTTGTGGTTCGTTTATACCAGTTGCCTGAGTACCATCACCGTTTATTTCTAATGTACTATCAATATTAGTACCTTCAACGCCTTCATCACCAAGGATAGATTCAGCTAAATTACAATCCAAATCCATCCTTCCGACCAAAACAACAAATTCACCGTGTTGGTTTGGGCTTCCTTTTATTAAACTCTTAATATATCTATTAGAAATAGTTCCAACTGGCAGTTCTAAATCAATGTTTCTTGCATCCATTATTATTTGAAGAACATTTTCAAATAATTCATCAAGTGCATCATCAGCGATTATTTCAGCACTTGTTATAGTAGTTGGATCAGTAATATCAGTTAAAGTACCTTTTTCAGCAACTTTTAATTCAATGTGGTAAGTCGGTTTTGTTACAAGTTCACCATTTGTAGTACCTTTGTTTTCAGATAAATCATTTGTGGCAAAATAAACAGCTACTTTACGCAAAAGATTAATATCTTCAGCACCTTCTTTTTGCCTTTGAGCCTGAACAACCTGAAAATTTCCATTAGCATTATCAGCAAGTAAAGTAACAATATTTGCTTTTAATGTTCTAAAATTCATCATTATGCAACCACCTTAACAGCCTGTGGAAATATTTTTATATAACCTAATGAATCAGAACCAGCTTCTTCATTATTTGCAGTAAAAGCTGCCGTAACAAGTTCACCAGAAGCAATTAAACCTTTTGGGTATTTTACAATCCATTGCTCACCCTGTGCTGGAACTCTTTCAAGGTCAGCAACCAATATAGTTATAGTCGAAGCCTTAATGGTTACAGGATTACCATTTTCATCATTAAATAGCTTTGGATCTTTTCGGGTACCACCAAGTAAATCATTTTCAGTTCCGACCTGTTTATTGTAAGGAACTCCATCAGGTGAAATTAAAATAATAGGAATCCACCAATCATCACGAATTGCATTCATGTCTTTTCTTAGTAGATCCCTGTTGTTACTCATTTTTATTTCTTGGCTTTACCATCTTTACCTGTTGAATCATCTTTACCTGTTGAATCATCTTCAACATCATCATCTTCAGCAGCAGGCGAAACATCGGCAGTTTTTTCAGATTGCTTTTTTGCATCTTCAATCTTTTTTGCTGCTTCACGTTTCAACTTTTTTGCAGTTTCTTTTTTTTCTTCTTCTATAACTTTTCTTTTTTTTGCCATAGAAAAATTTTTGTTTTTGCAACTAACAACACGTTCTTCAAAATCTTTGATCAGCTTTTTTTGTGCAACGCTAACTGTAATATTACCAGGAATTTCTCCCTGGTAAGTACGATTATTGATTTTGATTTTTATGCCTTTAGGCAATTTCATTATTTAGTCGCCTTTTTTAATTCAGCTTTCAATGTTTCAATATCAGCATCTTTTGCATCAATAACTTCTTTAAAATCTGCTTCCACTTTTTCAAGTTCTTCATCTTTTTTAGAAATTTCTTCATCAAATTCAGCTTTCAATGTTTCAATATCAGCATCACTGTCTTTTGGTTTTTTTGCTTCATCTTTCAAAGAAGCAATTTTCCCTTCAAGCTCAATGATCTTTTTTTGATCACCAGCAACAGGAGGAACGGCCATTTGGCCAATGTTCCCAAGCTGTACATGTTTTGCAAGTACAGCTTTACCTATTTTTTTAACATCTATTTCTTCACCATACTTGGTGCAGTTTTTACCAACACCAAGAACGCCTTTTTTATTTATCCAAAACAATTTTTTATCAGACATAGTTCCTTATCCTTGTGTTATGGTGTTATCAAATCAGAAAGAACAATGATTGTATCAGTCTGAGTTGTTGGAAATATCGGTGCGCATTGTGCTCTTAATGTCTGAGTTTTACGACCTTTTCCCATATATCCATCAAAATAAAACATACGTGGATCAATTACACCAGTAACAGCAACATTTTGCGGAATAGGTGCAGAGTTTACACTGAAACCAAACATTTGCTGCATCCAAGTTGCTTCAGCAGGGGTTGGATCAAATGAATCACGTGGACCAAAATATTTATCAAGACGTGCATTTGTATTCAAAAGAAACGCTTTGTCAGATGGCATGTAACGAGTAGAAGCACCAGAATCATTTGTATATCTCTGATTGTTTGTAAACATCCACAATTCACGACCACTCAATGTCATTAAAAGTCCACGTGCAGTCCATCCGGCTTTTATATACTTAGCATATTCAGTTGGAACTGGATTGTTTTGGCTTACCTGTATGATTTTATATCTACGGTTGTCGGCTAGTGTCTGCATTTCTGTATCACGTATCAGAGCAGCAATAGCTTTATCACCAAGACCTAAAAAATCAGGTGTAACATATGCATCGGCTTCACTGAGATCACATGCAGCATCAAGATCATCCATAATAGCAGCACTTTCACCATCCCAATATTCCTCAACGCTTACATTATGGGTAGATTTTCTTCTAAAATCATATTGAAGCGCTGTATTTGATGTATCAAGAATAGCATCCTGTACACCTTCCAAAATTGATTGGGAAGCAAGCAATTCACAAGTTCTTACGCTTTCACGTATTTGACTAAAATGAATCTTCCTAGCTAATTGACGGTTTTTATCTAACTTAGATCTACGTTGGAAAGCATTATCACCAGCAAGCCTATTGAGCAATTGCTGTGAATTAATGTTACCTTCTTTTTCAATCAATGGCCATTTACGGACAAAATTTGAAAATTCTTCATCAGTTAAATTTTTACCTCGACTAACATCCTTAGATGATTGGCCACGGTGCACAAGTGGGGCTAAACGCTCACCATTTGCACGAATAATATCGATTTCAATCGTTCCTGCATCCGGTTCAAAAACTGTTTCACTTGCAGCATTGTTTCCAAAAAATGATTGAAAAGCTGTTGGTATTCCTTGTTGATCTCTTTCATCAAACATACCCACCATGAAACGGGTATATTGATCTGTTGGATTTGGTGTTGCCATATTATTTAACTCTCCTTTTATGAGTTTTCAGGGCTTGAATTTGAAATTGCATTTTCTGCTATCAAGCTTACGCGTCGCAAATACTCTTCTACTGTTAGACCAGTATCAGCAACCATGTCAGTTAAAGCGCCTGTTTCCATTACAAGCATTTCGGAATCAAAAAGAGCACCAGCAATTAAAACTGGAACATCAGCAACGTCACCTGCAACAAGTGCAGCAGCAGTTATTTCACCAAGATTTCCTTCTGGATCATAAAATCCTGCAGGTTTATCTGCACCAAGAACAGATGCTGGATCATATGGTGTATAGTCACCATCAACAGCAACGGTTAATGTAAATTCATCAGTAGCAATAAACGCTATTGCACCATCTGTAACAGTAAACTGAAGACCTGCATATTTAACAACGGTTGTTGTTCCATCATTCAATGCAATTCCAGTAACTCTATCAACACCATCTGGATCAGTTAGTGTTGCAACCAAGGCAGCAGTCAGAGTTAATAGCCAAATTCCAACTTTAGGAATTATTTTTTCACCAGCAGCATTGATACCAACAACAGTTGAGACGGTAACAGTACCATCACCAGTGTTACCCGCATCAGCAGCTGCAGCAACGGCAGCAGCAACGGCAAGTTTACCAACAAGTGTTTTACTCGCTAGTACAGTAGTACGCCCGGCATCTTGCTTCATAACTGCGTCATCTTTACGGACAGCAACAGGATATTCTTCAAGAATTAGTGGACGTGTATTGATGTCAACAGAATTTTCTACACTCATTTTACATCACCATTTTGTTTTTTAGTTCGTGCAATCTCTTGATCAAGATCAGCATCATTTTCGCAATCGCCTGAATCGTTTACAGGTTTTCCACCTTCAGCACCAGTATCACCAAGTTTTTGGGTTTCGTCAATAGCAGCATCTGATCCAGTTTTTGCAATAGTTGCATCAATAACAGCAACTGCAGATTCAAGTGCAAGTGCATCAATTTCACCGTTAATAACCTTCATTGCCAATACAGACAAGGTTGGATATTTATCATTACCAATATAGTTTTTTGCAACTTCAATACGTGCATTAACTTTTTCTTCACCTTGCTTAACAGCAGATGCAATAGCCTTGTCATAATCAGCTTTTGCTCCGGGGTTTGCAGCAAGAAATTTTTCTAACTCATTCATAGTATTTTCTTCCTTAATTTTTGAATTTACAATTCCCGGAGTAGCCGGGGAAATGTCAGTATTATTTTTTGGTTGCGCCATAGGAGTAAGAGAGGCAGCAGCTTTTTGTAAATCTTTTTTAGAATTTTCAGATTCTTTTAATTTATTTGTACAATTTTCAATTTCCATCATTGCGGTTAGTATAGAAGAATCTTTATCGAGTGTATCTGAATCATCGCTTTCAATTATTTCGTCAACAAATCCAGCTTTTAATATTTCGTCACCAAATAGATAAGTTCCACTTCCACCATCTGCATCAAGCAGTTCTTTTATTTCGCTTATTGATTTCCCTGTTTTACGAACGTAAATCTTAGCTAGATGATTAGAAACTTTTTCCAAATGATCTGCCATTTCTCGCATTTCAAGATGATTGCCCCAAACGATATTTGAAGCATTATGAATCATAAAAACTGCATTATCATGAGCGATTACTTTATCACCAGCAAGGGCAATAACAGACGCCATAGAAGCAGCAATTCCCATTAACTTAGTTGTTACTTTTCCGCCTTTATAATCACGAATTAAATTGAAAATATCAAGACCATCGTAAACAAAACCACCAGGTGAAGCAATTTCAACAATAATATCACCTTTAGCATCTTTAAATTGATTACGTATATCGTCAGGCGTTACGTCCCAACCAATAGTACCACGTATGGAAATTATTTTCATTCAGCAACCCCTCCATGGGCAATGTTTGACCTCCATGTCAAACTGAACTATCTAAAGTATACTACATATCTATTTTTATGTCAAACCATTTTTTAACTTTTTTTTATGTCTCACCTTTTGTTTTATGCCCAATTGCAGAAATTCTAAAAGAAGCACCTGCACTTAAATCATCGGTTACAATCCATTGCAAAACATCAGTATCAGATATTCTCAAAACAACGCCCCTTTGATTTTGTCCACCAAAATCAAGAGATGCATTAAATGCAAACGTACCTGCCGGAACTTTGTCAGGGTATTTTGTCGCACCGTACTGTGCAAAATCGCCATTCTTTTTAAACGTAAAGATTGTTTTCTGAAAGCTATTATTAATTCTAAAAACTAATCCATTTGTTAGTGCAGCCAAACCACCAAACTTTTCATCGTCCATAGCAGAGTTATCAGTCATTGTTATTTTAAATTTTGTAAAATCTTGTGGAATAGATCCTGCTCTTACTGAAAAGATTTGTGGTGATGCTTGGCTTCCAGCTACATTCATTTGGGATGTAGTTATTCGTCCAAGTGTAGAAACTGATTTAAAATCATGATCTATTGGTCTGTCAATTGTAATGTCGTCACCAGCAACACCAACTACTACCGCATATAAACTCCGATCAGACGCAACATCCAGCAATATTAGTTCTTTTCCTACTATCAATAAATGACCTACTGCTGCCGTAAAAGTAAAAATCAAATTTGTTGTTCCGCTTACGCCAGTATCAACAACAAGTGAAAAATTAGAAATTGATTGCAGGAAATAATCATTTATTGGTTCAGTTGTTTGATCCTGAATGTTAACGTCAAATTCTTTTCTTCCTGCCCCTATCACTTTAACTATCCTGAAATTCTATATCAAAACGGGCTTCAATTGGAGTGTCAGCAGCGGTTACAGCAATACATTCGCAATAAAAAATATCACCTTCTGACATTTCTATTCCGCCAACATCATATTTAACTTTGTCAAAATCTTTTATAGCAGAAATTACGGTAGAATGCTTGACAAGTATTGACCCGTTTGATTTTCTTATATTAAATCTAATATCAGCAGATCCCAGTGGATTTTGTTCTTTTGCATAAGTAACAGTGTGTTTCCTAACAAGCCCTTTTTTGTTTTTAGGACAAATCTGTATAGCAGACAAAGTTTGTCCTTCGCCAATTTCTACAGATTGGTAAACAACCAGTCCTGTAGCTCTATCGACAAGATTTATTTCACCAGCGTTCGACATACCTGCGCCTGTCTGAATAACTTCAATACGAGTACAAATTTTAATATCATCATTAATTTGAACAGGTGTTACGCCATCCATATCAAAATCTTGAATTATTTCCGTATTATCTGCTTGATAGAATGTTACTCTTATTTTTTGCGCGCCCGTTCCTTCAAGTGTATCATTCGCACTAGAAGAAACAATGTCCATTGCAATACCAGCATCAATGAAAGGAAATACTCCGCCATGTGCCCATATAGTTTCAGGCGTAGAACCTGTATCTATATCAAGATTTACACCAAATTTATTTATTACATTATACCCTGGACCTTTGGTTATCCCAAAAATGCCCTTATTGCCAATCATTATACATCAACCCGAATGATTCCAACGACATCATTCCATATATAAACATCAATACCAACAGACGATAAAATGTCTTCAGTTAATGGCTTATCCATAAACACTTTCACAGCTTCATCTTTTGTTATCGGTGCATCTTCACCAGTCAGTCTATAGGTCTGAAAATATGTCCCTTTTAACATCTTATGTATTACACCTGTTGTAACGTTTGTTGCAACTTTTACCCATGCACCAGCGGCTATATTAACCGGGTATTGTGGATTTGCCATCGTTATTTTCTCCCTGTTTTGAAAGCCGTTCATCCTTAAGCCAAAAGGGCGCTGGCATTTCTTCAAAACTTTTTTTATTTTTTAATGTATTTGCTTTAAAATCAGAACCATTATGTTCCCTTGCCCCACGTTCACCAGTGGTATAATCCATTGCAAGATATTCTTTTTCACCTTTTGCAGTACGTAACATATCAATATTTGGCATCGGTGCACCAATCCAAGAACAATTAAGCCAAGCAGCCCTTAATATAGGATCTTTAGCAAATCCGGGCGCTTTTATTCTTCCTGCAGCAATCTCTTCCCACAACCACATTTCAAACGTAGGATTAAGATAATCAGATGATTGTTCCTCTCTTTGTATCATTACAGAACGATAAAAAAGAAGTAGTTCACCACGTGCTGCAGAGTAAGACGATTCCATTTTCATTTTATAAACACTTAAAGGCATTGAATCTGATGAAACTAAATTAGATAGAAAAGAATCCATAAACTCACCAAAACCATCAGATGGTGCAGTGTCTTTTACTGGTGTTAATTTATCACCTTGACGGGTATTAAAAAAAGATGTGCTTCCTGGAACATTAAATTCTACTTCAGGTAAAGAACTATGTTCTAATGTAGGATCAAAACATGAGTCTGCAAGTGAACCTGCACCTTCAGTTGTTGATGCTTTTTGACCCCAAGCTTGACCACCCGGCCTTGTCATTGGCATATCTGCTGTTGGATTACTAGGATCTTGAATTTGATTTTCAACAGTAAAAACAATATTACTTTGATTTATAGCTTTTTGGATTTGTGCAGAAGTAAAATCTGTAACCTTTGAAAACTCTTGAATAAAATGTGCAAGCCCTGAAAATCCACGTTGTTGACCACAATATTCTGGTTCATAACAATGAAGCATCATTATCCGTTTTGATTTAGGTCCTATACGTGGAATAGTTCCATAATTTACAGAAGAAACACCATCAACCAATTTAGTGTTCCAAACCTTATAATCAACTTCACGTCCTCGATCATCACGACCAATACCATCTTCATTTGCAAATGGACCAAGTGTACTAGTATATGCATCACCACGGATTTGATTTGGATCTATAAACTCAAATTGTAGCTTATTTATTAAATCAATATCATTTGCATAGTAGAATCTAATGAAATTTTCACCATCTCTTTTTTTATTTCTTTGATAAAACCTATGCGATTGATAAAAATTTAAAACATTTGGTCTATTTTGATTTTTGCTGACTGCCCATAAATTAAAACGTTCTTCAGTATCTGCTGCCCATATATCTCTTGCTTTGGCTGTTATACCTAAAACTCTATGAAGTGGATTACAATCTAATCTTAAACCAGTATCGGCAACAGAATCTGCCCATCTTGTAACTAGTCCATGCGCATGAATTGAATCTTGATATGCTGACCGCCCATTTTGACGTAAAGCATAATGATCATAGGTAAATTCACCATAAGAAGAAGGAAGCCCACCCGGCCATTTAGCACCAGCAGAACGATAATCACCACCCTGTGAACCAGACCGATTACTACCAACCCTAAAATTATTTTGTGGACTATTAGCATTTACACCTTTAGTTGGTACAACTTTTTTAAATGATGGTAATGTTACTTGATAGCCAAAAAAATCCATTATCGCCTCAATGCAAAATTAACAACGCCACGACAGGCCAAAGTATTTAACACTCTTTCAAGACTTAGTTCAAGATTATTTATAAACTTTCTTAAATCTTCCGGGTTTCTATATGATGATTTTTCTTTTCCATCACCACTATCCATTTCAATACTAGTTAGATGACCACGTTCAATTGCATTGTCTAAAGTTGTTTCAGCTGCAGCAATCTGTGCTATCAATTTATCTCTACGTGCAATTAATGCGGTTCTTCTGGTGGCTGAAAGACAAGACATAGTTAATTATATTTCATATCCTAAAAAAAGTCAATTAAGTTTTCTGTTTTTTTGTAATGTCTTCAAGATACTTTAAAACCCAAACTGTATCTATTTCATTTTTACATTGCTGAATGCTATGCCCCTGATCATGTTTAACTCTGCGCCAATGGTCAACCAACATATCAAGCCAAACATCACCAGCACACATATTATATACTTTTAAATCTAATGCTTCATTCGGTCTACCTTTTGCATCAAATGAACCATCAGATAAATGTTCTTCAGCAAAAAGCATTTTAAAATATCTTTCATCATATTCTTTTGGGTGATCCATAAATGCCGGGCGCTGTTGCCCAAATGATTGACGGCCAGTTTTAGACCTATGATAGATAGCTTTTTTATAATGATTTGTGGCAATAATATATGCAAACAAATCTGATCCAACTTTTTTAATTTTATATCGTGCCCTGTCATGTGTTGTCTCAACATCGCCACGTTTATGAATGTCTGATAACTTATTAACACCCATTGAAGGATAAAAGCCAGAAAACTGGTGTGTATAATTATAAACTATATCCTTCATATTACCATCACCAGCATCAATAAATGTTATTGGTATCTCGAAATTATAACCATCTGAACGTTTTATACTAGGCATTCTAAAACCATCATTTACAATGTCAGAATCTTTTGCAAGATCTTTATAAAAATCTGTTAATTTACCCCATGCACCAGTTTCTATAGAATCATAAATATCACCTTCAAAGCGTTTATACATTATTGACCAAGTTCTATAACCATAACCATGACCAAGTATTTCTAATTCAAGCCGTGGGAACGGCAACACTTTTCCTTTTTTCTTTGCATCAGCTATTTCAAGCTCTAAATCTTCAATTGTCATTTTACGATATTCTTCTTTACCAATCTGAACATCAACAGAAGCAGTTAAAAATAATACATCATCAGGAATTGAACCTTCTTCATATTTACCCCTTAGATGATGAATAGATTCAATTTTTGGTCTTGATCCAGTTTCTTCATGACTTAAACCAGCCCACAAATTATTAAAACCTCTTTCTTTATCAGGGTCTGTTTTTATTTTATCCCATTGATCATAGTAGTCACGCCATGTAACTGTTCCTGTTGGTGAATAAAGTGAATTAATATAATAAGATCTATACACATTAGACATTGAAACAGCAGTTGGTTGCCATTTGCCACCATTAAACATTTGATATTTCGATGTATCGAATATTGCATCATGGCAAAACTCACATAAATAATACACGCTTTCTATAACACCACCTTTTCTGTCTGCTCTCAGTCCATGATTACCTTCTTCCGGTATTTCGTAAAGTGGCTGTTTTTTCCCACACATTGGACATGGTACCATATACAATCTTTTGTCACCATTGTTATATGCTTCATCAATATAACTACCTTTTGATAATGCTGGTGTTGATAAGTCAGTTATTTTTTTACGTGGTCCAAAAAATTTAACCCTTGCACCAGATGTATCAAGCCAAGAACCTTCACCTGTTGTTAATTGCTTTGGTGCACCTTCAGTTTCATCACGGATTAAAACCCTTATTGAATCAGATCTTTGTGAACTTGCAGATTGTGCAGAAGCCATTTCAAGGAAACCACCAATAAATAATTTACTAAAAGTTTTATCACCAGTTCTTCTGCTTTTTTTACCAAAAGTATTTTCAGCATTTTGAAGTATTTTATCCCTAATACCACAACTATCAATCATCGGTTCTAGTCTTTTGGTTGCCCATTTTTCAAGCAGCTTTTCAGTTGCTGACATGTATAAAATCGCTGTGGGGTATTCTCGCATCCAATAAGCAATGATACATTCAATAGCAAATGTTGCAGCAACCTGTGCTGCTTTCTTAATCGCTTGATGTTGTACTGGTGAATATGGAGACATGTTATCCATCCACTCTATAGCAAATGGGGTCAATGATAAATCTACTGCACCAGGAAAAGGTGTGCCGGATGGCATCACACGGTGTTCAGATATAAACTCTGATATTAATCCAATTGGTGGTTCTGTTGGTTTTTGGCTGTTTAGGTCTTTTATAAAATTTAAATCAGATAAAAACGATAAATCAAGATTACTCATAATAATTTATAAGACTTTCCGTTTTTTTGTTTTCAGATTTTTTAATGCGAGAATGTGCTATACTATAATATTTATCGTCTTTTTCTATTCCTATAAACTTTCGTTTTGTATTTACACACGCCACACCAGTAGATCCACTTCCCATAGTTAGATCAGCAATTAAATTATTCTCATTACTGAAAGTTTTTATTAAATCCTCTAATAATAATATTGGTTTTTGGGTTGGATGATATCCATTGCAATCTTTTTTATATTTTAATATGTTGCTCTTGTATTTGCTTCCTTGCCAAAGATTAAAAGTGCTTGGAAATTTATCATTCATTGTTTTTAGTAACCCAGATCTATATTTTACATCAATTTCCTTTAATTCTAAAAATGACATAAAGCCTGACATCTTATCAATACCAAATACTTTAATCAATTCTAAATATGTTTTTTCGGTACATAGTAAATATTGTGTTGAATTAACATAAAAAGTATGTTCTGCTCTTCTGTGTCCTAATTTAAAATTTACCTGCTTTAAGTTAAGTCCAATAAAACAAAGAACATTTTTAAAATACGGTCTTAATGGATGAAAACCCTCAAAGTCATGTTTTTGATTGTTTTTACTAAACATTAAAACATCCTCAACATAACTCACAGGAGCTTTATTTACTAGCAAACAATTAGCGAAGTGCATTTTATCCCAATACATATTATAAGAATATGGTAAATTTGGAATTGCTTTGGATATTAATTCTGTTGTAAAAGGTTGATTAGCAAATAAAATCATTTTACCATTTTTTCTTAATATTCTATTTGATATTTCCATTATTTTTTTTGTATCAATTACAACATCCCAATTACTACTAGAAAGTCTATCGTATTTTTTTATACCAACGCCAAGTCCTTTAATCGTTCCATAAGGTAAATCTGTTAAAATTAAATCAACACTTCCACTCTCTATATAATCGCTTTCAATTAAACAATCACCATTTAATAATTTTATATTTTTCATACTTTAGCATCCTTTTGCATTTTCTCTAAAAATTTATCAATCTCTTTTTTAATATGTTTCTGGGATCTGTATAACTCTTTTTCTATAGTTTCATTTAATTGCATTATTTTTTTCGGATCATCATCTTTGAATATAGTGCACACCTTTGAAGATAACAATGCTGGTAACTGAAGAAACTCATTAACATCAATATTGTATAATTCTAAAAACATTCTTTTCACAAAATCACGATCAATCAATTTTTCCCGATCTTTATCATTTTTAATTTGCCGTTGCAATATATCTTCAATTATCTTTTGCCGTTCAAGTTCAGCTTTAGTTAAGTATTTTAATCCAGGGTCACGAATTCTATCTTGTTCAGTAACTTTACCAATTTCATTTATTATTTTATTTACATCAGGTTCTTCAGAATCATCAGGTTTTTTTTTATTCTTGCCAGTTTTGGAAGATGGTTTTTTAGTAGTCTTTTTTGACTGCTTACTGATTAAATTATTACGTGCCTTAATAATTTTGCTATCTAATTTTTTAGAATCTGATTTTGATTTACCTTTTTGTTTTTGCTGCTTAATATAACTAACTGATAACTTATGCTTGGGATCTATTTTCTTATTTTTATTTAAAGATAGTTTTTTAAACTTTACAGCTTTACCAATGGCAGCACGGGAAACACCTGCTAGTTTACTAAATTCCGATTGTGACAGTTCCAACATACAATATATATTATAATGTCAACCTGTCAACCTGTCAACCTTTTTTGTAAACCAATAATTGTAAACCGGCTCTAGTTGACAGGCTAGTAATAATAATAGTCAACACAAAGCACTGAATGAAACGTGATGAATAGCATACTTTGATACTCATTCTTATTTGTGTAAATGTTTTAATGTAATTTGTGTAAATTGGGTGTGGGTGGATTGTCAACTACGAAAAAAAACTTTCGCACCTAAAAAATTGAATGTCTACGAGTGTAGGG